TAGAATTTAAAAGGTGGAATAAAGTAAATAAAAAAGTAGTTGCAGGTTTAACAAGAAGAAGAAATTATGAAGCAGATATTTATTTTAGTTAGTTTAATTTTATTTGGTTGTGGTTCTCGTAAAGTAGTAATACAAGAAATTAAAAAAGATTCTTTGAAACAAATAGAAACTAAAATTGTTACAAAAGAAGAAACAAATATTGCTATTAAAAATGATATTTGTATTGATGAATTTACTATCACACCATTAGATACTTTAAAAGATATTGTAGTAAACGGTATAACGTACAAAAACGTTGTTTTAAGATACAAAAAAGTAAAAGATAATAGTTTACATATAGAAAAGAAAATAGTGTCTAAAAATGAATTAAAAAAGGAATTAATTAAAACTTCAGTTAAAGAATTTAAAAAGGATATAGATAGAAAACAGAATTATTGGAATTACTTATGGTTGTTATTAATTCCATTAATCATCTATTTATATAAAAAATTAAAATCAAGTTTCTTTTTTTAAGTTTTTTGTAGCCAAGCCCTCCACTTACTTTGTTTTTATAAACTTTTTTTTGCTTTTTTTTGTCTATTTATTTTGTTTTTTTTTTTAAATGTTTATTTTGTTTTTTGCAACACGGCAAAGTTATAAGATAAAAATTAAAAAGGTTCACTTTTTAAAATAAAGTTTTTAACACGATTGTTAATAAAGTATAATTATATTTGTATATGAAGAAACCAACAAGGAAAAGTTTAGTTATAAAATTAGATACAGTCTTTAGTCAATATATAAGACGTAAAGATTTAATTAATGGATTGGCAACTTGTGTTACTTGTGGAAAACAGAATGAACCAAAGAAAATGCAAAACGGTCATTTTATGAGTAGAAGGCATTATAGTACAAGATGGGTAGAAAATAATGTTGGTGTTCAATGTTACGCTTGTAATATAACAAATCAAGGAATGCAATATAAATTTAGTCAATATCTTGGTAATAAGTTATCCGAAGAAATGCATATTAAGTCAAAACAAATAATTAAATTTGCAGATGTAGATTTAATAGATATGATTGAATATTATACTAATAAATTAAATGATTTGAATAATATATAAAATACTGGCTTTAGAAAGTAAAGAAAACTAAAGAGAATACAAATCTACTTTACAAGATTGTGGTATCGGGTGCAAAACAATTAAGCGTAATTTGCAAGTTAGTAGAATTGGTGGGAAAGGCTAACATTTTTTTTAAATTTTTTGTTTTTGTTTTTCTTTGTTTAATAATAGTTACTATAAGATAGTATCTTTTAGAATTGTTGTTTATTTAAAGCTACTGTAAAAGGTAGCTTTTTTTATTTGTTAAAGTATTGTTAAAGTATTTTAATATAGTTTTATATTCAAAAAACAGTTATATATTTGCAGAAGAAATAACAATTTAAAACAAACAAAATGAAACAATTACTAAAAGATTTCGCATTATCATTATTATTTATGTTTACATTAGGAACAATTTATTTAACATTAACTTACTTTTTATAATATGAAAGATTTAACAGATTTCCAAAGGTTTCAAATCCAAAGTTTACAGGCAAGAATTTGCGAACTTGAAAACATTAACAATCAATTATCAGAATATTGCTTTGAAGCATTAGACAAAGATTGTCCGAAAGAATACAAAACTATAATTAAAAAAGAAATTTATAACTTAAAATCAAATTAAAATGACAGAATTAAATTTTTACGAAAAATTATCAGCAGTTAAAGCTGAAGTAGGTAGAATTTCAAAAGATAGTAGTAATCCTTTTTTTAAAAGTAAATACTTTGATATAAATTCTTTGCTTATGCACGTTGAACCAATTATTCAAAAAAATGGTTTATTATTATTACAACCAATACAAGATAATATTGTTAAAAGTATTATTTATGATACTAAAGGATTTTCAATTGAATCAGGAATTAATCTAAATGGAATAACAGACCCGCAAAAATTGGGTTCGGCAATTACTTATTTTAGAAGATATACATTACAATCTTTATTAGCATTACAGGCTGAAGATGATGATGCAGATTTAGCAAGTAAAAAAGTACCAGTTAAAGAAGAATTAAAATGGCTAAATAAGAATACACCAGAATTTAATAAAGCGTTAGAATACGTTAAAGGAGGTGGTTTAATATCTGCAATAGAAGCTAAATATAAAATGACTAAAGAAGTCAAAGATGAATTAACTAAATAAGTTATAACTATCGTATAGACGAAGTAGATTTTAAAAAACAAAATAAATATTATCTATTGCGTTTATACTAAGTTATAATTATTATATTTGTAAAACTGAATAGCTGACAACAGTAAAAAAAGGTAAGCAATAAAAAACAAATGTATATTATGTACGAACAAATAAAAACAAAAGAAAATTATAATAAATTATTAAACAGTGGAATGTTTTTTGAATTTCATCCTGAACTTACAGGGAATTGGAACATAGATAAAAAAGTTATTCTTTTATAAAAAACAGGGTAGCTGAAAACTGAATAGAGTAGGCAAATTTTTAAAAAACAAATATTATGGGTGCATTAATTAATTTAAGTTTAAGAGTTGACAAACTACCAAAAGAAAAGTTTGTACAGGGTAAAGATGGAGCAGTTTATTACAATTTCACAATTGGAGTAAATGACGAATCTAATCAATGGGGGCAAAATGTTTCTGCTACAGATTCACAAACTAAAGAAGAAAGAGAAGCTAAAAAGCCAAAGTCTTATTTAGGTAATGGAAATGTAGTTTGGACAGATGGTAACATTAAACTTGCAGATAAAAAAGTAGAAGTTACTGCAAAAGAAGTAGAATCGGATTTACCGTTCTAAATTAAAAATTAAATAATTAAACCCGTCTGATTTGAGGGAGTTGGGCGGGAATAATTAAAACAAAAAAAACAATGGAAAATAAAAACAATAACTTAAATAATGATAAATTTGCTATTGACTTTGCAAATTGGATTCCTGAAAATGCATACAGACAAAACACTTGGAAAATGTACGGTAAAAATGGTCAAGAATTTACAATTGAAGAATTATTAGAACTTTTTAAAAAACAAAAAAAATAATGGATAAAGAAGCGCAAAGGCTTTTAATGCAAATGTACGAAGATGATTGCTTTATTAATCCATTAGAAAAAATAGAACATCCAAAACCTGCAATTTCATTTGGTGTTAAAAGTTACGAAACTAAAGATGGCAAAATAGAATATCCTACACCAATAGGAACTTATGGTAATTTTAGCTTTGTACAAGCACCACCAAAATCAAAGAAAACATTTTTTGTAAGTTTATTATCAGCAATTTATTTAGCTGAACATTTAGAATCATTTTGCGGTGATTTAAAAGCAAATAGAAATGACAAACATTTAGTGCATTTTGATACCGAGCAAGGGAACTTTCACGCTGCAATGGTATTTAAACGTCCTATTGATATGACAGGAATAAAAACAGATAAATATCATACATTAGCACTTAGACAATTATCATTTAAAGAACGTATTGATTTTATTGAATATTATTTATATGATAAATTAGAAGCTAAAAATATAGGATTGGTAATTATTGATGGTATTGCAGATTTATGCTCTGATGTAAACAATATAGAAGAATCTAATAATGTAGTTCAGAAGTTAATGAAATGGACAAAGGAATTAAATTGTCACATTATAACAGTTATACATAGTAATTTTGGTTCAGATAAGCCAACAGGGCATTTAGGTTCATTTTTAGAAAAGAAAACAGAAACACAAATACAATTAGAGTTAAATACAGTAAACAAAGGATTAGTAACAGTAAGTTGTAAACGTTCAAGAAACGCATCATTTGAAAATTTTAGCTTTAAAGTTAATAGTTTTGGATTGCCACAAGTTGAAGGTGCTTTTTACGACCCATTAAAAGATATATTTTAATATGGAAAAAATAGTTTTACATTATGAAATAGATAATTATTCAGATATACTACCTTTAAATATATTAGATGAGTGTAGAATATATAGTTTAAATACGCATTGGAGATATAGAACTAAAAAACATATTTTAAATACTAATTTAGTTGGATGTTATTTTTTATACGATGAAAATAAAAATATAATATATATTGGTAAAAGTGCAAAATGTATTAGGCAAAGAATTTTTCAACATTGTTTTAATCCTTATTCAGTATATTTAGAAAAATGGGAGTTAAACAATATGATAATTAAAAGAGAAAAAGCAAAATATTATTCTTATGTTGAAATTGAAAAACAAATGATAGATTTTGTAGAAGTTGGATTAATAAATAAATTTAAACCTGAATGTAATATTCAATATAATAAAAATTAAAATGCAAACAACAATTAAAACACACTTAGAAGAATTACAAACTTCTGCAACAAGAATGTTAGTATTAAATTCAGATAACAAAATGTTAATAAGTTATTTTAAAGACTTAAACGAAAAGTTGTTATATTTGAATGAATTAGTTGATATGGATTCAAAGTATAATTGGATTGAAATAGAAAATATGATGAATTTATTAAAAGACAAAGATTCAGAATTAACTAATATTAATGTGAATTTTAAAATTAAAGAAATAACAACAGAAAAAAAAGAAGCATTTTTAAAAATTAAAGTTTTATAATTATAAAAATTTTATGAGTAACTACAAATGGTTGGAGCAAGTTGCAAAGCATCACAAAGAATGGGTAGAGGTTATTCATAAACTTGGTGAGTACGATTATGCTGAAGATATTGTACAGGAAAGTTACATTGCTTTAATTAAATACGCTAATGCAGACAAGCTAATTGATGTAAATGGTAATGTACGTAAAGGATATATGTTTTTTACGCTTAGAAGCCTTTATTATCAGTTTTACAATAAAAAGAAAAAGATTAATAAAGTATCTTTTGATGGTTGCTGGGAATTATTCGATGAAACAAATGTAGAAGAACATAAAGCGTATAATGATATTTGTTTAATGATTGATGAAGAAATAGATAACTGGCATTGGTACGACAAAAAGTTATTTAAATTGTATAGAGATACAGATATGAGTATGCGAGATATTGCAAAAGAAACAAATATAAGTTTAATTTCAATATTTCATAGTATTAAGAATTACAAAGAAATATTAAATACTAAATTTCAAAAAGATTACGCTGATTACATAAATAATGACTATAATAATATTTACTAATTAAAAACAAATAAAATGGCAAGAGGTAGAAAAGCAAAAGGATTGGGTGATACAATAGAAGCTATCACAGAAGCAACAGGAATTAAAAAAGTAATTGAAGTATTTAGCAAAGCAACTGGATTAGATTGCAATTGCGACAAACGAAAAGAAACATTAAACAAATTATTTCCATACAATAGAAACATTAATTGTTTAAATGAATCAGATTATAATAAATTAACAAAATATTTAGATGCTAAACAAACTACTTTAACTGTTATAGAACAGCAAGAGGTATCGGATATTTATTACAATGTTTTTAATTACCGTTTACAAATTAGTTCTTGTTCAAGTTGTTGGAAGGGTAAACTTGATGAATTAAGACAAGTTTATAACGAATATAAAATTAATGAATAACTGGAAATAACAAAAGCAAAACAATGGAAAACAATATAATACAACAAGAATATCTTAAATCAGTAATATTAAGTCAATTATTACTTGAATCAAATGAATCATTATTTTTTACAAAACAATACAAGCAACAAATTAAACAGAAAATAAATAGTTTAAATAAAGACTTGGAGGAAACAGTAAGAAATGAATTTAAAATAATTTATAACACAGACGCTGAAACAACAAACAATATTTTAAATAGTATTGAAGAAATTGTAAAGAAACTACAAACAAGTTCAATTGATGAATTAGTATTTATAAATGCAGTAATTGATAAATACAAAGAAAACAAAGAATGGTTTACTGAGTATGGAGAAACTGAGTTTTTAAAATTAGATTAATGATGATACAAATTTTATTATTGGTTATTATTGTAATTTTACTTTTTAAAAAAGAAATAGATAATTTAGGTTAATGGCAAAGAAACAATTAGAAAAATATATTCCAACAGATGAAGAATTACAATGTAGTTACATTTGTATAAAAAATGATTTAGCTTATGTTATACAGCCAATACAAAATTCAAAAAAATACAAAGTAGTTAAATATCAAATATCAAATAGATTAGAAGTACATACTTTAAAAGATAATGTACAAGATTTAGAATTAACAGAATACGAAGCATTAAAGAAAACAATGGAACTTTACACACAACACTCAAAAAGATTTAACAAATGAAATTTATATTAATAATAGCATTTTATGAACTAATCAGGCCAAAACTAATTTGGCTTTGGTATTATTTAATTAAACAAGCAAACAAATGACAACATTAGAATATTACGACAGAGAAGATAATAAAAAAAGATTGGAAAAATTAAAACCAAAAGATACAATAGTAGAATCAGTTATAGAACAATTTAAACAACGTTCTGAAGTAGGCATAAATAAATATGGTGTAACACTTGATAGAGAAGATTTAGACCGCTTACAATGGCTACAACACGCACAAGAAGAAGCGATGGATTTAATTTTGTATTTAGAAAAACTAAAACAATATGAAAGTAAATAAAAAAGAAATTATAGTAAGATTGTTAAATCAACTTTACGATGTAATAGATTATAATTTAGAATTAAAAAATACAATAGAAGAACTT